TTCATATCCACAATATTGACAATTTGGTGTAATTACTCCTACTTGTTTGAACTCACAATTATCATATTGACTTGGATAATTAATTCTATTTGGCAATCTTGGTCCATCTCTACGATACCAATTAATATCATATGTTGTATTACTATCTATATATGGATTTTTCATATAAACCCAAGGATTATCTTCATATATTGAATATAAATTATCAGGACAACATCTTGTTAATTGAGGTATCATATTACATTTTGTTGTATTATTATTTTCATTTTGTTTTTCCTTTATTTTTTGTAATTCTTGTTTTAAAATTTGTATTTCCTCATTTTTATTAAAATTTTCATTTATTTTATAATATTTTTTGTATATAAAATATAAAATCATTATCAATATAATAATTATAAAACTTATTGTATATTTATTAAATAGCATTATATATATTGTTTGATAAAATTTAACAAAACAATCAACAATTATGCCGTAGGCGTTTTTGAAAAAAAATTTTATTCAAATTGATTTTATATATTATTATTAATAAATTGTTTTGTTGTTTAGAATTTGCCATTTACATCACAATCGTCACAAACTTAATAACAAAAAACCGCTAACAACTAATCAAAATCCTGTTTTTATCGCCATTTTAAAAAATGGAACGTTCACAATACTCATTAGACAAAACTGAAGTAGTTAAACCTTTTGATATGTTCAAGTATCAAAAAACAAATCCTGAATATAATATTCCATTTAATGAATGTGTTTTTGATGATGAAACTTCAGACAATGATGAAGATAGTGATTTGGAAGACGATATGTTTTGGGATAGAGAAGCATATCGTATGAAAAGATTTATCACATTCCAGCAATCAGAAAAATACAGACCTCGCACTCAAGAAGAAACTTACTATGGCAAAATTCAATATTTTATGGATAGAACATTCAATTCTATTTATAGTAGTTTTCTTCATCAGATTTTTCCTGAAAATGCGGAACATTTTATTTCAAGACAACAAAGGTCACAAACTCGTAGTTTAGAACATACAATATTAATTAAAGATATAATTCGTGACCTAATTGATGAAAATATTGACTTTCAAACATTTTCATTAAAATTGAGTGATATTTTAAAGTCAAAAATCTTTAATACTTTTCCAAACCTAACACATACTAAATATGAAACGGATGAGCTTACTGGAACTATTGTTGATAGCAAAGTTGTAGTTTGTCAAATAACAACTGATATCATCACTCAAATAGACATTTTAATCAATGTCTACCTATTGTCAAACCCCATCCCTACATTGTAAATAATTTCTTACTTTTTATTGTAAATAGTAAATTATTTTTTTGTAAATAGTCAATTTAAAATTACTTTGTTTATTTAATTTAATTAAAAATGAATTTTAAAATTAAATTATTATCACATCACGCAACAGTTCCAACAAAACATACTTCACAAAGTGCAGGTTATGATTTATATTCTGCAAAAGAATACTTTGTTCATCCACAAGATAAAGTATTAATCGATACAGATATTGCAATTTCATTACCAATTGGAACATATGGAAGAATAGCACCAAGGTCAAGTGTAGCAAGTAAATATTTTACTGATATTGGTGCTGGTGTAATTGATAGTGATTATCGCGGACCAATTAAAATTCTTTTATTTAATCATTCAAAGGAACAATTACATATTAAATTAGGTGATAAAATCGCACAATTGATTATTGAGAAATGTTATCATCTTGATTATGAACTAGTAGATGATTTAGAAAGTTCAGAAAGAAATGAAAATGGATTTGGATCAAGTGGGAGTTAATTTTAAACTATCATTTAATTTAAATTCTTTTTTAACAATATTTTTCATAAAAATTTGTTTCCCATCTTCTAACAATTGTATAAACTCATTTGTATTATATTGATTTTTATCAATATAATTCTTAAAATTATTCCAATTACATAATAAATAATTAACACCAAAATAATAACTTAATACAGATGTTTCTTCTTTATAGTAACCAATTTTATTATGATAATTAATAATTTTACAACAAATTGGCATTAAATGATTTTTAAAATCTTCTATATCAAATTTATTACCATAGGTAATACACATTAAATAAATTGTATATGATTGTGTGTATATTTCAAAAAAATAAGGATATAATGTGATATTATCTAATTTTATTTTAAAAATATTATCAATAAATAATTTTTCAAATGTTTCATTTACATTTATATTAAAAATACCACCAAAAATACTTTTTCCAAAATTCATATATTCATTATCTATATTAAATGCGTGTATTAATTCGTGAATCAATAATCTCTCAAATTCTTCTTTACGATAAATATATACTTCTATTTTATTTTTACTAAAATATTTATAAGTTACTCCACCATTTACTTGTTCTTTTGGAATATAATTTTTCTCTAATATATCTTTTGTAAATAATCGTTTATTATCAAATAAACCAATATATATTGTTAATTTATTATTTAATGAATATTTCTGATAAAAATATTTTAACCATTTTATAATTATATCTTTATATATTGTATTGTCTAAAAATGTATCACTATATAAATTTAATTTAAATTTACCATCAATAAATATTTGATATTTATATTTTATATGTAATACTCTCGCAAATTCTGATATAAAATTATCAAATTTTTTTATTTTATTAAATGTGGTATTCATAATATTAATAGGAATTAAATTACTAATATATAAGGTTAGTAATTTAATAATTAATAAAAAAATTTTATTCACCAAAATTATCATTGGCATTCATATTGTTTTGAACCATATCTTCATCTTCAACAGCGTCATCTTCTACATCTTCAAAGGAGTTGTATGTTCCAGGTAATACTCTACCTTCACCACCTAATACTGGAAGTTGAGGGAAACCTGGTGTTAAACCATTAGCACCAGCAAAACCAACAACATTGGCACCAATACCGAAACCTGAACCTAAACGAGCAGAACTACCAATACTTGGTGAGAAATAATCTAAAACTGCAAATGTAAGTGCAGCAACAACACCAATTGAAGCAATTTCACTTACTTTGTATGTCTTTTTAGTTAAATAATAGGCAACAACTGCGACAACAATACCTTCTATTAAATATTTAATAATATTAGCAACCCAATTATTCATTTTATACAATAAACATAGAAAATAATTTTTATAAAAATATAAATTAAAATAAATTAGAAATCCTTAGGATTTTTAATTTATTTTTACTCAAAGAAAGCACAATAACAAAAAACAAAGTTTTTTGTTATTGTGGGTTTATTTAAATTAAAATAAATAACAAAAAAAAACTTTGTTTTTTTGTTATTTATTTATTTCAACGAAAATCAAGAATTACGCCAAAGGCGTAATTCTTGATGTTTTGTTAAATTAATTGTATTATTTGTTTTTAAATTAAATTAATTAATAATATGTATTTTTATTTTCTTTATTGAATAGATATTAAAGATTGTTTTGAACCATACATATTAAATCTTTGATACATTAAACCATCTGCTGAATTTATATATAATTTTTCATTATATATATCTGTTGTATAAACTTTTCCAAATTCATATTTAGAATGACATTGAGAAAATTCTTTTAATCCATATTCATTTTTTTCTTTATCTTCATAACTATATATATTTGCTTCTTCAAATTGTTTTCCAATTGTTTTTTCTTCATCATATTTATCATATAATTTCAAATATTCTTCTCTAAATTCATATGAAATATCTTGTATACTATTAATTTCTAATTTACGAATAATATTAAATATATCAATCAATTGTGTATCTTTACAAAGCATGAATACATCATAAATCAATTCACAATATCCATCAAGAAATTTATTTATATTATCTTTAACAACTATTTTTTGGATAAATGGCATTTCATTAAATAATATTTGTAATTTTTCAATCACATTTTCTTTTTTAAAATTTTGTGATATTGTCATTAATAAATAATATTGTATCATTGAAAATGGACTTAATCCTGATTTTAATTGTTCAGTTTTAGTTTGTAAATTAAATTGATTAAATATATAAGATTTTATATCATTATCAAACAATACATTTTTTGTATAAAATTCTTTTGTTTTATTTGGAATAGCATTATTTAATTTTTTTAAATCACCAGTAAATACAACTTTGAAGTATTCTTTCATTATATCTTCAAAAATATTTTTAGATATATGATTTTCATCTTCTTCATCTAAATGGTATAATTGTTCAATATACCTTTGTTTATTATCTGATATATTTGGATCACATACTAATCCAAAGTTTTTACTATAATTTTTTAAACAAAAATCAAACACCAATGGTTCAGGTTTTGGTATATTACTGATTGATGATACTTTTACTGCTATTTTATTTCCTAATGTTATATCATCAATTGTATTCATTAATAATTGTTTAATATTCATATAACAAATTAAATCATTATCCACACTATCTAATTTATCTTGACATTCAATATTAATTTTAATTTTTTGACTTTCTTCATCTAATTGAATATGTTTATTTGATATATTTTTAATATTTGATAATTTTTTCGCTAAATTTTTATTATTATTTAAATAAATCTCATTAAATAATCGTAAATAATATCTTTTCACATTAGAATAGATAGTAAAATCTTTTTGTTCATTATCATATATATTTGTTATTAAATTTAATAAATTAAACATTATACCATATATATTTTCTAATTCTGTTTTTTCAATGTCTTTTGATAAATCTTTTCTATATTTTTTAAATAACTTAACATATTTATCTTGTAATTCTTTAATAATAGAATTATATTTATTAACATCGAATTTATCTACTACAGATTTAGATTGTAACAATGTTACTATGTTTTCTATACTTCTTGATATATATATATATTTAATATAATCTTTGAAAATGTTTTCATTATTGTCTTCATAATTTTTTAAATGGGATTGTAAAATATCTAAACAAATATATTTCAAATTCATATCTTCTTTACAATTTAAATTTTCTATTTCAGTAAATACATTTTGCTGACCTTTAAATATAATTTTTTCAGCAATTTTATATTTATTTTTATTATACATACCATTGGTTTCAATTTGAATTAAATTACCAATTCTATTTTCAACAATATTATTAATTGTAAATTCATTAAAATGAAAGTATTTTAATAATTTATCACCATTCATACTAGTAATTAACCATTTTCCTGCTTTTTCATAATTATTTTGTTTTAAAACACTTGACACATTACTTAACAAAGTCATTATTGTTCTTTTATCAATAAAAAAATAATGAATAGAAAAGAAATTAGTAGCAATATTAAATTTTTGTTCATTTGACATTATTAATTGATTAAAAGTGTCTTTTTCTTTACTTATTTCAAAACCATAATTTTTTAATCTTTCAATTAAAAATGGTTTAAAATTTTCAATATTATGAGTATTGAATATAAATTTATTTTCATCATTCCATTTTCTACTTTGAATATATGAATTAATAAAATATAAATAATAAGTTTGTGATGAAAAATTATCTCTTAAATTTTTAAAAAATTTATTGTGTAGAATACAATCTTTTTTTTCATTTAAAATCATTTCAATAGATCCAATTTTGCTAATAATATCATTAAAAAATATTTCAGTTGCTGAATTAAAATTTAAAAATAGATATTTGTAATTTTGTAAAATTTCCGCTTTTTGGTCATTATAAAATCTCCAATAAATACCATCTTTATCTTCTTTGTATATTGAATCATAATCTAAATCTAAACCAATCACATTTTGTATTTTTAATTCTAACCAATTTCTCATATCAGAACCTCGTCCACAAGTAAAATCAATTAATTTACAATTATCTACATTATGTTCTTTTAATAAATTTTTTTTAATATTACGATGATGTTCTCTCACTGCTTGAAATTCTTTAACAACTTCTTTTGATAATTGAACACCAAAATATCCTTTTAACATATTCTCAAATTCTTCTTCAGGTTCATTTAATTCTTTCCAAATGTTTTTTGCGATATTAATATTATTCGCAGTTCCACGAATTGTGTTACTTTCTAATAATAATTGAATTTTATCTAATCTCATTCTTAATGGTGCCCATCCATATCTATAATAATGTCTTTGACCATATACATTTGACAAATCTTGCCAACTACATTCTATAATTGATCTATCAAATATATCTAAATTATCATCAATTGTTTTCATCAAATCATTTGGAATAAACATATAAGTAATTTGGTCGTATTTAAAATCATATGTTTCAGTTGGTAATACTTCAAAGTTTGTAAATTCAAACACTTGTTGTGGTCTTGTATCTTTACTTTTAGTGTCTTTTTTTTCAAAAAATCGTGAACAATTTAATTTAATTTTAACAAAGTTTGTTGAATTTTTTTCAACAATTGTAAAATTATCAACCATAAAATCAATTGTATTTTGTTTTTTTGGTTTCAATTTATATACATTTCGCCAACTTTTCGCATAATCTTTATTACCTGGATATTCTTGATCTAATTTAGTTAAAATAAAACCATCATTACTAATTTCCTGACCTGTTTCAATTCTTTGTTTTAATTCTGTATATAATTCAATTAATGATTTATTCTCAATTTTCGGTATATAATGTTTTTTTACTTGAATATTAAAAGTATTTTTTTTTAATTCATTTTTACCTATTTTATCAGTCAAATAATTTAATAAAAATTGACTATCCTCAATTCTACTGCTAATTAATGTGTCAAAATTTGTTATATCATTAAATCTACAATTTCCATTTTCTTCAAATAAAAATTTATTACGAACATCATTTCCATTATAAAATAATACATCAAAAATCATAAATGTATTATTATCTAATAAATATTCTCCATCAAATAAACAATAACCTAAATTTTGTGTAATATTAATTTCTCTACCTGTTGGTATAAAATTCATACGATTATTTATTAAAAATATTTGACGAGCATATTTTTTCATATATGGTAATTGTATTTGTTCTTCATTTGGCATTACCATTAATAAATGTCTTTCACCATCTGCTTTAATAGTAATTGAATAATTATTATCAATCTTTTTTGCTTTGACTTTATCAAATCCTTCAGGTTTTGGTGCTACAAAGTCATTTCCTTTTATTCCAATTGTATCTTTATAAAATTTTAATAAATTTTTACGATTTTCATTTGATAATAAATATCCATTATCATCTAATATCACACGATACATTATTAATTCACTCATTATATCATTCACATAATATAATCTGTAATCTTCATTTTCATTTTGTTGTAATAATTCCAATTCCATTTGATATTCTAATTTATAATCATCTTCATTTACTTTATTTAAAGCATTAATTGGTGTTTTATTCATTCTAATCATTGTTAAATCTATTCTATAAATATCTTGATTTGTTTCTTTATCGATTTTTGTGAATGAATATCTTTTACGATATCTAAAACATTTATTATAATCATCAAAATA